TTATTTGTGGCACTAACATTAAGTTTAGTTGCCGCATATTATTCTGTATTAGGTCTAACGGCCATCTTTGCCGCGGCTGTTTTGCCTGTTGTAGTTATGGGCGGCGCACTAGAAGTTGGCAAAGTCACTGCAACGGTATGGCTACACAAGAACTGGAGCAGAAGCTCTTTCTTATATAAAGCATATTTGATACCCGCGGTACTGTTTTTAATGTTGCTGACTTCTATGGGTATATTTGGATTCCTAAGTAAAGCTCACAGTGACCAGAGTTTAGTATCGGGTGATGTTACCAGCAAGATTGCCATATACGACGAAAAGATTAAAATAAGCAAGGACAATATCGATGCGAATCGTAAGGCTCTCAAACAAATGGATGAGGCAGTGGATCAGGTTATGGGCCGATCTACAGATGAAAAGGGTGCGGATAAAGCCGTCGCAATACGCAGGGCTCAACAAAAAGAAAGATCTCGCTTACTATCCGAAATCTCCGCCGAACAGAGTACTATTAGTAAACTCAATGAAGAACGAGCACCAATTGCCGCTGAAGTCCGCAAGGTGGAAGCAGAAGTCGGCCCGATAAAATACATTGCGGCATTGACCTATGGCGACAATCCCGATGCCGACTTATTAGAACGTGCAGTACGTTGGGTCATCATTCTTATTGTAGTTGTATTTGATCCACTGGCATTGGTATTAATCTTAGCCGGATCCAGACATTTAGAATGGGCCAAAGAAGATAAAGAACAAGAAAAGATCAATGCGTTCTTTGATCAGGCCAAAGAAGCGGCTCGACGAGCAGACGAACAAGTTGCTGTTCAGGACGAACAGGGAGAAAGTGCTGTACCCGAAGTTCCCCCGGCACCACCTGGCAATGACTTTGACATCAGCAAGTATCCTTATTTAAATGTACCTTTTGCACATTTCCAAGATTTGCCTCCAATGGTTCATAAGCCCGAAGTGCCCAGTGACCCTGAGTTAGATCCTTGCTACAAATGCGGAACTACACTAATGATGGCGCCCGGCATTGGCCCTTTCTGTCCAAACAAAGAGTGTGATGTAATTGATGGTCCATTTTTAAATGAAGAGCCCATTGAGATAACATATATTTCTCCAACACCTGTTACAGATAAACAGGAATATGATTATGAGTCCGTCGACGAAGAGTGGACCGACGAAGATGTATATCGCATTAGCGAAGAAACATTGCAAGCCATAGAAGACGAAGAAGCCAAAGAACGAGAATTACAGGAATTTTTTGCCAATGGTAAAGAAATAGCACGTAGGTTGGATGCTGAAGAAAGTCTTGAGGGATTGCCAAATGTAACTGTAGTGGAAGAGCCGGTACCAGCATACGAACCGGACGACGGTCCATTAACTGATGAGCAAGTTGAGCAACTTAAAAAGTCCGTAGAGGCATTCTTGCCCACAGGCCCAGTTGTTGTGGCCAGCGCACTATTCCCGGAAGTAATTGCGCCTGTTAATTACAATACAGAAGCCGCGGCACCCCGAAAAGCTAAAACTGTAATGTTGCCCGAAGCGGCCGAACCGCCACCAAAAATTAAAACAGATGTTGTCGAAACGTTTGATCCCAAGGGTAAAGAGATTACGGCTAATTCACAGTTAACAGCCGATAACGATCAAGCTGTGCCTCGCGAAGTTAAAGCTCACTTTGGCACATCCTTTCCACCTGCACCAGAGCGCAGTGAACTATATCTACGAGTAGACTACAAACCCAATCGTTTGTTTAAGTACAACGGGTCAAAGTGGATTGAAGTAGAAAAAGAATTAACCGACACTTATGTGTACAATCAAGAGTATATCAAGTATCTAGTAGAAGAAATTGAAGGTGGCCGTTATGATCCCGATGATCTAAGCGACACCGAACGTCAACAAATAGCAGAATTTCTAGGCAATGAGTACGGTAATAACACCCCCGGACAAAGTTAACACCCCCAACGCATACCTTATCCTAAACGCAACAACCATCGATATCGATATGGTAATGCGCTGGTTGCGTATCTGCGAAAAAGAGTATACAATATATCTTTATCACAGTGATATGCAGGACAACAAATGGTTAAGCGAGATTGCACTTGAGTGCAAGCATATTATAATTAATAGAGATAATACTGAACCAGTGGGGCTTATCCCATTGTACGATGTACTGAACAAAATAAGTTGGGTTGGCAAGGATCAACCTTACGCTACTGCAATGGAATATTTTTCAAAGAATGGCTAATATATTACAAGCAACACAACCTGTGTTTTGTAACTTCTGCGGAAAGAACCGCAATGAAGTACACAAACTTATTGTAGCCAATGACGCCGGCATTTGTGACGAGTGTATTGATCTTTGTAGCAACATCTTAACCAAAGAAAAGAATGACGAACTTAAAAAGGAAAAAAAGCTCAATGGAGTTCTGGACCCTGTCAAAGTTAAACGTTATTTAGATACACACATTGTTGGACAGGATGCCGCAAAGATTACACTCAGCGTGGCCATTGTAAATCATTATAAGCGCATATATTTCAAACCACAGGCAGAAGTCGAAAAGTCAAACATTTTAATTTTTGGTCCCACAGGATCAGGAAAGACATTGTTGGCTCGTAGGATTGCCGGCTACCTTAAAGTTCCATTTGTTATTGCAGATGCTACCACACTCACTGAAGCTGGCTATGTTGGCGAGGATGTTGAAAGTATGATTAGTAGGCTGTTGGCCGAAGCTGAGTACGATATAGAAAAATGCGAGCAGGGTATTGTCTTCATCGACGAAGTTGATAAAATTGCACGGCGTAGTGAAAGTCCTTTGGTGCGCGATGTATCCGGCGAAGGTGTGCAACAGGCTCTACTCAAGCTAGTAGAAGGCACAAAGTGTCAAATCAAACTTAGCAACAATCGTAAAAATGTTGCCAACGATACCGTTGAAATAGATACTAAGAATATTTTGTTTATTGCCGCTGGTGCGTTTACAGACCTTGACAATATCATTGACAAGAGATTAGCCGGTGGATCAAAGATTGGGTTTAACAGTGTTACTGGATCGGGAAAAACAGACCGCAGTAATTTCCGCCAAGAGGATTTTATTAAATTTGGAATGATTCCTGAATTTACAGGACGCTTTCCAATTATCACACAGGTTGATAATTTAGATCTCGACGGACTGGTTCGTATTTTAGTAGAACCCAAAAACAACTTAATTAAACAGACACAATTTTATTTTAACATAGACAACGTAGAGTTGAGTTTCACAGATGGTGCAATTTTGGCCATTGCAGAAGAAGCACTCAAATTGGAAAGTGGCGCAAGGGCATTAAAAGGTATACTAGAGCAAATAGTACAACCGTATTTGTTTGACATTGAGTTGTTAAAAAAATCGTCCGAACGTAAACTTGAAATTACGGAAGAAATTGTTAGAACAAAATTTAAAAAAACTAAAGATCAGGTATAAATAATTTTGTAAGATGCCATTGGGTCTTACATTATTCTTGCTTAACATAGGAGAAACAAAATGAGCAAAATCATCGGTATCGATTTGGGTACCACAAACTCGTGCGTAGCCGTTGTAGAAAACGGAATCCCCAAAGTAATTGAAAACAGCGAAGGTGCTAGAACTACACCTAGTATTGTTGCCTACACTAACGACGAAATACTAGTTGGTGCAAGTGCAAAACGTCAAGCAGTTACTAATCCCAAAAGCACAATTTATGCGGCCAAGCGTTTAATTGGTCGTAAGTTCGTCGAAGAGGCTGTACAAAAAGACATCAACTTGATGCCTTATAAAATTATCAAGGCAGACAACGGAGATGCTTGGATTGAAGCAAACGATAGCAAACTAGCCCCTCCACAGATTTCAGCTGAAGTACTTCGCAAAATGAAGAAAACTGCTGAAGACTATCTGGGACACGAAGTAACACAGGCTGTAATTACAGTGCCTGCTTACTTCAATGATAGCCAACGTCAAGCTACTAAGGATGCAGGTAAGATCGCAGGCCTAGAAGTATTGCGTATTATTAACGAGCCAACTGCGGCTGCTCTAGCCTACGGCGTAGACAAAGCAGACAAGAAAGATCGTAAGATTGCTGTCTACGACCTGGGTGGTGGTACATTTGACGTATCCATCATTGAAATCGCCAACGTAGATGGCGATAAGCAAATTGAAGTACTAAGCACCAATGGAGACACATTCCTAGGTGGTGAAGACTTTGACCAACGCATTATGGACTATCTAATCGACGAGTTCAAGAAGGATCAAGGCGTTGATTTAAGCAAAGATGTATTGGCATTGCAACGTTTAAAAGAGGCCGCAGAAAAGGCCAAGATTGAGTTGTCAAGTAGCGCACAAACAGATGTTAACTTGCCTTATGTCACAGCAGATGCCACTGGTCCTAAGCATATGAACATTAAGTTGTCACGTGCTAAACTAGAAAGTCTAGTTGACGAATTGATTCAACGTAGCTTAGAGCCTTGCAAGATTGCTATGAAGGATGCAAACGTTACATCCAATGACATCGATGAGGTTATCCTTGTTGGTGGTATGACACGTATGCCCAAGGTACAAGAAGTAGTTGAGAAGCTGTTTGGCAAGGCTCCACGTAAGGATGTTAACCCAGACGAAGCAGTTGCCGCAGGTGCCGCTGTACAAGGTGCCGTACTAGGTGGCGACCGCAAGGACGTTCTGCTACTTGATGTTACACCATTAAGCCTGGGTATTGAAACTCTTGGCGGTGTAATGACCAAGATGATTGCAAAGAACACAACTATCCCAACCAAGCACAGCCAGGTGTTTAGTACTGCCGACGACAATCAGCCAGCAGTTGATATTAAAGTAGCACAGGGCGAACGTGAACTGTTCCAATACAACAAGGTGTTGGGTGAGTTTAAGTTGGATGGTATTGCACCTGCACGTCGTGGCCAACCTCAAATCGAAGTTACCTTTGACATTGACGCCAACGGTATTATGAAGATTAGTGCCACAGACAAAGCCACTGGCAAAGCTAACAATATTACCATTAAAAGCGACAGTGGACTAACCGAAGCTGAAATTCAGCAAATGGTCAAGGATGCTGAACTAAATGCCGAAGCTGATAAGAAGCACATTGAGCTAGTACAAGCACGTAATAGTGCAGAAGGTGTAATCAATCAATTTGACGAAGACATTGAAAAATACGGAAGTCAGATCAAAGAGGAAGAGTTGACTAAACTCAACGAGGCCTTGACTGCCCTTAAGGAATCAATGAAGGGATCCGACGCTGAAGATATCAATGCCAAGATTGGTGAATACATCCAAACTACTAGCCCGCTTATGCAGGTTAAGTCTGAAGCTGAAAAGCCAGAACCTGTGCCCGAATCGGCACAAGCACCAGCTGATGTAGTTGATGCAGAAGTTAAAGAAGTTAAACCCGGCGCTTGACACAGGCCGATATCTGTGCTAAAATAAACATAGGGTGCCGATATCGGGCCCTATGTTGTCATACACTTGCTTAAATAAGGAGATAAAAAATGACAGAAAGACTAACAATAGGTCGTATAGACTTTTCACCACTAACTCGTTTTACCGTAGGGTTTGACGAAGTTTTTGAACAATTGGCTCGTACACACGAGCAAATCTCAAATACATCAACTAACTACCCTCCATACAATATTATCAAATATGATAACAACAACTTTGCCCTAGAGGTCGCAGTTGCCGGTTTTCAATTAGATGAGATTGATGTAGACGTAGAAGGTAATAACCTTACTATTACCGGGGAAAAATCTGCCAACAAAGATGAGGTAAATTATATCTACAAGGGTATTAGTACCCGTAGCTTTAAACGTACCATCCCGTTGGGTGATCACGTAATTGTCAAGGATGCTGTAATTAAGAACGGTATGCTAATTATCAATCTTGAGCGCGAAATTCCCGAGGCGTTAAAGCCCCGTAAAATTGCAATCACTTCAGCTGACAAGTAAATACAATGCGGGGTTTCCCCCGCATTTTGAAAGATATCAATGACAGATGCTATTACAGACACTATTATAAAGCCAAAAATTAACCCTAACACCGACTTCAAAGAGCCCAGTTTGTTTCGAGTTATATATCTTAATGACGAAACTACTACAATGGAATTTGTAGTTGAAAGTCTAGTTAGCGTGTTTGATATATCCAGAGACTCTGCAATGCAATTAACTCAAAAGATCCACGATGACGGATCTGCCGTGGTTGCCGTTATGCCTTATGAATTGGCTGAACAAAAGGGCATCGAAGTTACCATTTTAGCCCGTAGCCACGGGTTTCCATTGCAAGTTAAACTTGAAGCAGAATGATCAAGTCAATATTGGGATTCTTTAAAGAATTCTTTAAACCAAACCCACATTGTAACCAAAACTGTGTACAAGGTCGTAATTGTAACTGCGGCACCAAATAACACTGACTCTTGCCAAAATACTTGGCATTGTTGAAAAAATAGTGTAAAATATAATTTCAAGGAGGCTCTTATGGCAGAATGGATTGTTAGAACACATTATAAAAAGTCTTGCGAACAACACGAACACTATGTTCAACGTGAAGGTGCTGGTCGTATTACAGTCAAGGACGGCTACCGTTCTTGCACATTTAGAGTAGAAACTACAGACGATAACTTTCCAGAATTTGAATTTGTGGAAGTTCCGGGCGGTGACGGTAAGTGCGATAGTTTAGATATGTACTCCCTAAGTGGCAGTAACATTGAAGGTTCTGAAATGATCGATATGTACGACGGCGGTTGCTGGGGTGACATTGAAATCGAAGGCATCGAAGATGATGATGAAGTTGCAGAACTTGAAGAATTCATTAATGAAAACGGTGCATACGCTCTAGAAGATGAAGGCGACTGGTACCTGGAAGATACCGAAGTGTATGTATGGGGTCCGTTGGAAGTTACTAACGAGAGTACCGACGAAAAGCGTATTATTATTGCCGATGCCGATGGCAACGTATCCGACTTTGAAGAAGAAGAATGATATTCAACAAAATTAAAGAACTCAAGGACCAAGGAATGAAAATTGGCATTACCTTTAGCCAATTTGATATGTTACACGCTGGTCATATTGCTATGTTGGCAGAAGCTAAGAACCACTGTGATTACCTGATTGCAGGTTTACAAAACAATGCTAGTTGGGATCGCCCAGAAAAGAATTCCCCAATTCAAAGTATTGTGGAGCGTCAAATACAATTGAGTGCTACCCGCTTTGTAGACGAAATAGTTGTCTATAACAGGGAAAAAGATTTGGAAGACATTCTTTTGACTTTGCCCGTAGATGTGCGTATACTAGGTGTAGAATACAAAGACAAAGACTTTACTGGTAAAGAAATTTGTCACAGACGCGGAATTGAAATTGTCTACAATGGGCGAGATCATTCCTTTAGTTCAAGTAGTCTACGCAAACGTGTAGCAGAAGCGGAAGCAAAAAATGGACCTGATGCTTGACATCGAAACATTAAGTACACGACCCAATGCCGTTATACTCAGCGTGGGTGCTGTTAAATTTGATCCTTTTAGCGGACGAATTGATGCCGAGGAAGGATTAGATGTTAAAGTTGATGTTGACGAACAAACTGCTCTAGGACGGCACGTACAAGACGAAACAGTAGCTTGGTGGGCTACACAACCCGAAGAAGTCCAAGAGGCTGCACTAGGCATCGATGGGCGTATCAGTGTCGACGACTTTACAAAAATTCTTAATAAGATGATGGTGGGTGTGGACCAAATTTGGTGTCAAGGTCCTGCAT